TATTATCTACACCTAGTGCAGCAATTGTGACATGTCCATCTGCATCTACATCAAAATCTTCCTGTGCAAATGAGGCCAATCCTTTCTGTTCGTTTGCCGCAGACGCGAGATATCTCCACCCTCCAGCATCGCTGGAATTAGTATGAGTAGGAGCACCACCCCCCGCAGCGATTGCTCTAATTGCTTGATAAACATTATTGCCAGTTTCAATGATGTCATATCTTGCATACGTAGTGCCTGCAAGATATCCAAGATACTTACTACCCTCAGTTGCTGTTGCAATTGGAAAATCTTCAGCATAAGTAAAACGCCCAAAGTTATCAACAGTGAACCTTGTAGCATTAATTGTTTGCGTTCCTCCAGCAATTGTTGGAGTATTATATGTTCCCTGAACAACTGTTGTTGAAATTAAATCTAAAACAGGATTTCCAGCAACACCAGATCCATTGGTGACAGAAATTCTTCCTGCGCTACCTAGAATAGTTCTAGTTGTGATATTTCCATCAGAAACTCTAACAATATGTCCTGTTGTTGTTAGATCTGCAATACCCTTGAGGTCTCTATCAAACCCTTGTGCAGAAACGCCCTCAATAGTTCCACTAAGATTATACTCTGCTATATCATTTGGGATAGAACCGTTTATAATTCTTCCTTTTGAATCTACAACTAATTTTGTATATGTTCCTGTAGCTGTTACTGTTCCGTCATAGTGAGGGAGAGATTGGAGAATTTGTAAAGCGGCAGCCAGGTTTAAGTTTGCAGATCCATCGAACGTTGCCGATGCTGTTACGTCTGCTGTTAGAGCAATTTGTCTTGTGTTTGCTAGACGAGTAGCAGTTGAAGCATTACCAATTAAAGATCCTGTAATTGCACCAGAGGCAAAGTTTCCATCAGAATCACGTAATACAAGAGTATTTGGCGTATTTGTAACTGACTCCAATGGTCTTTCATATTTTAATGAGTTCCATGCCGTAATACCATCGCCTATCTTGATTCTTCCAGTATCAATTTCGATACCGAGTTCTCCGATAGCCATTGTTGGATTTACGTTTGCCCACTCCTGAGCAGAACCTCTTCGTAATTGTATTCTATTTGCCATTGGTGATTATCCCAAATTCCCAAATAATTCTCTCTTTTGTATTTATAAAAAAAATTTGGGGGTAGATCCCCCAAATCCTCACTCTTCGCTAGTTTCTTCTTCAGGTTCTTTAGTAAGATACTGTAGTGTTTCTATGGCACCAAGTAATTTAAGTGCCTCTGCTTCATTAGTTCTAATTTTTTGTGTCAATGATTGATTTTCATCTATAATTTTTTGATATCTTTCACGAAAATCTACTAACAGATCTTCTTGACTAATTTTCTCAATCGTCATAATTTTTTCCTACAAATTTAGTTAACAAATTTTTAATTTCAGAAATATCAGATGATAACGAATTTACAGTTTGTTTTAATGACTCAAATTCTTCTGCCTGACTTTTCAATTTATTATAAGTACGCAGGTAATTATCATACGCACTCTCATCTTTATTTAGCACTGCTCCAGTTCCGACATCTCGGAACAATGTAGAACTATCTTTTATTTTCTGTAAGTTGTCCTTCATGTTGCAGTTGCGATTGCTCTAAAGTATTTAACCTGTGGAACATAAGACTGATTAGATGAAGCAAGGACAATTTTGATTTGGAATTTCTTAAATTCTAATCCAGTTTTATTATACTCATAAGATTTAAATATAAGGTCTGATACTGAAGATACGTCGGTATCGGGTCTTCCATCCTCATTGAAGAATGAGTAGAGTAATGTATTTTCATCTCCAGCAAAACCAACTGGAACTACTCTATAAAGAACTCTTATTTGAGTATCATTTGGTCTATAAGCATCAAACATTACTTTCAATGATCTAGAAACCTGATTATCCAAACTAATCATTCGAGTAATGTAAACAGACTCATGAGGATCACCGACTGCAAGTGTTGCATTTTCAAAATTGACAGGATTATTAATTCTATTGCTAGTTGTAATAACACTACATCTATCAAGGTCAACAACTGGAGTCAAAGTATCTTTAGTTGATGTCATTAGTAATTCCATGGTCAAAGATTTTTGTCCAGCAAGTTTTGCACTTTCATTAACATTTGACAATATCAATGCTTGTTGATCAAGATAATTAACTTCGTTTAGAGTGACATCTCTAAATGAATTGTTATTAACGAATGATGGATCAGGCACAATACCATTTGGATGTCCATCATTAATGGAGGTTCCAGAGACAGTATTCAGTCTAGCAATAATTGCTGTTTCTGATTGTACGACAGTTGCAACGGTTGGTGTTATTACTTCAAATGGTACATTTTGTGATGCTGTTGCTGAGGTTCCACCACTAACGATTCCAACACTAGCAACAAAGTTTGTACTTAAATCATATGTATCTAAAGTTGGATTAGATAATCCAGTATGATCTTTGTTTATTTGTGTTAATGGAATTCCATCTAAATTATAACATTCAACAAGAGCATCTATTTGATGTGTAGCTGCCGTGGTTCCTGATGATCCTCTACCACCACTAGTTTTAAGCGTAATCGTTAATCCATCTGAAGATATTGCTGTATATGCCATGATTTCATTATCAATTTTAATGAACCCTGGATTTTCATCAGAAACGGTATATCCACCAATTTTTTTGTGGAATACAGTTGCATCTCCAACACTAACAGATGTTGCTGTTAGATCTAGTGCTGCAGTCAAGAAAGTAGGAGATATTTCTGACTTCACGCCAGTAATTCTTACATTATTTGATAAATCGTGCATACCATGATTACTATGTTTAACAGTAATCTTTCTATTAACATCAGAATATACAGCACTTGCATTGGGGAATACTCCAATTGAGTCTCCAATATATGCTACTGTATTCATAACTGAAGATACTGTTGGATTCGCTTGAGTAATAGTTTCTCCCGCTTCAAATGCCTTCGAAACATAGTTGACTTGTAGAGCACCAGATGTGGAGTTCCAGGAAACAACATATGCAGTTGCACCACTAGTTTGACCAGTGATAAACTTACCAACACCAAAATTACCAGTTAGTACTCCAGCAGTTGTACTTACACCCATATTAGCAATTGCTTGACTACTAATGAGTGGATAAGTGACCACTGTTCCGCTCGTTGATCCCTGCAAGAAAGCACCATCAATATCAGTAAGAGTTAACTTATTGGGATTCGATACTTGATCGATAGAAACAACGGTTGCAGAAGCATTAGTTGTTTCTTGATAAATTCTAGCGCCAAGACTAAAGATTGCCGTGTTATTATTTAAAGTCAATACTTGATTTGGTTTGTAAGTAATAATTGGATCTTCTCTCAATCGTAAGATACCACCGTTTCCTAATCCTAACCCAGTATTACGAACTACTAGTTTTCCAGATAATGGTGAGAACTTTGCTCTATAGATTTTAAACTTCAAGTCTTGAAGTTGGTTTGGAGACCATGTAGATGCGTTTTGAGATTTGAACAGAACACCAGCATAAGGTTGAGCAGAAATTGTTCTGTTGCCCGTAATATCAATTTCACCCATTTCAGAAATCCAACAAGTATATGCATTAGAGTCTGTAAATACAACGAAACAATATTCTAAAGTTTCACTAATGTATACTGGAGCTGGGAATGTAAATCGTGTTGGAATAGAAGCATTTTCAGAAATTTCTACATCATCTGGATATACTGTTGTTGTTGAAAATGGTAGAATTTTATTTGTTGGATTACCATTCTGCATTTCACGAATTTGAACAGAAACAGGAATATTACTATCTTTAGTTGCAAAGTAAATTTCAACGGAATCCAAATACATTCCACCTCTTTCTTGGATCAAGAACGATTGTGCAAGAGGATCCCACCATCCAATTTCAACTTGCTCCTGTCTAGTTCTAGATGTTGTTCTTTCTTCGTTTAGTTGTTCAGTAACAATAGATGCATTTCTAATTGAGAGTATAGTTTCTTGTAGAGTTTCGATTACTCCAGTTGCTTGATATGTAACTTGTGCGTTTGAGTTCGTTGACGAACCTGGTAATCCAGTTTCATTTGTAGCACTTACAGTTAATTTAAGTGTTCTTGTTCCCGTTTCCCATCTTGGATTTGTACCCACAGATGCTCTTGGAATGAAGAAACATCCTTTGAAAGTTCCCTTTCTATCAGTTAATAATCTTCTATCTTTAACAATAGCAATAGCACCTGAAGTTTGTCCAATCAATACCATACCAACTTCAATATTTCCAAAAAATTCATCGTCAACTTGAGCCGCTAATGAATCTACATCAATATTTACAAAATTTGTTTGTGCAGAATAACTTTCTGGTAAATCAATATCAGTATATGGATTGCCTTTATATCCATCATTGGGTGCTTTAATTCTGGCAGAGAATCCAGCAGTCTCTTTTGTTCTATTGCGTTCTGAAGATATCCATCCAAGTACGATTTCGTTTGCTTGGAATGCATTTACGTTTGTTCTTGCATCTTCCTCAGGGTTCTTAATCAACTCAATAATTTTGGGTGTAATATAATTAGTAATATTGATGTTATCAAAGAATCCATAAAAACGTGTTAGTGGTTTGAGTCTCTCTGCTTTAATTGCAATATTTCTAGATCTAATAAATTGTACATTTCTTCTATTGATAACTCTAGAACCAAGACTTCTTTGTTCAAAAGTAGCAACGACTCTTTGTTGTGTTCCTGTTCTTCTTTCTACAATACCAGTTGTAGTTGTTGTTCTAGTACCAAATGCTGGGATAAGTCTTCCAAGAGGACCAACCCATCCAACCCATTCTCCACCACTAACAGTAGTTTGAGCTCCACTCCAATCTTCTTGCCAAGAATTCCAAACAGCTGGTGCTAATCCGTTTTGATCCGCATTCATATCTCTAAGTGTTTGTTGGAAGTTGCCTTCCACTTGTTGGATTTGAACAGGAGCAGTTTCTGTATCTACCCAGTTATCGCTGGATGGATTTAATTCAAGTGTACCAATAAAAGTAAAAACGTTAAATGGGTTTACGTTTTCCGTTTTTGACGCATATGGTTGCTCAATAATTAATTCTGGTTTATATGGAAGAGTAATGATTCCAGTATTACGCACAATGTTTGAAGATAGTTCTTCACTTATTTTAAGGTCTACATTTGTTGTGTAATGGGATGCTCTCATTACACGATTGTTATAATCTAAAGATGCAGAATAATCAGCATTGTTTAAATCTGCAACAGATTGGTTTTCAAAAGAATCTACTAAGAATCCATTTTTGAACTTATCAAAACCAAATTCGTCCTTGATTGTTAATGAATTTGTCTCTTGCTCTAGTAGGGTCAATACACTGTAATACTCGATATTCTTAACTCTCTTTTCTAGAGTTGTAATATCTCTCATTGTGAATCTCTTAATGTCTTCTTGGAAAACACGAGAATCTACATCTGGATTAAAACCATACGCACCATGTCCTATTATGGATAGAAGCATTGCATCATCAATATTTTCTGGAGGCACTGGATTTTCTGCTGGTTTTCCCAACACAACCTTAAATGCGCCCAACATGTCAACAAATAATTTATCAATCCTTTTAATATAGTATTCAATATCACATCTAAAATCAGAATTTGGTTTTGGAATATCAAAGATAGTAGAAGTAGAATCAAATACTCTACTTGGGAAATCCATTGTTGAGCAATTTAGATTAAGTGGATCTGCTACTGATCCTGTCCCCAATGCTAATTTTTTAACGGCTGGTCTAAAATCCAATACATCCGATTGTGGTTTAAATGGAACTAAGGAGTCTATAGGAGTTGTATATACTGGGATGTCTTTATAATCAATACCAACATATGAATTAATATTGAAATAATCTCCAGTAGTCTCATGAGCAAAATAATCAGCAACTATTTTTAGTTTACGAATTGGTTTGACCGTATTTTTATTTCTAGTAATCATCGACAAATCATACATGAAATTCTTTTGATGCGGATTCAGCATAAAAGACTTAGTAACATTTTTACTGCCTGGATTAATTGAATCATCAGCATCACTTACCAATGCTGTAATAGAAGCATTTAAAGCATTGACTCCAGAAACAATTTCATTTTGAATAAATCTAGACTCATTTTGATACACAATAGATAATCTACTGTTTGTTGTATTGAACTCAACTACCAATGCTTTCGCTCCAGATGTTCTACCAACCACTAAAGTTCCTGTAGCAAAAAACGCAGATTCAACTAAAGTAATGAATGGTATAACAGCTTCGGAATCATCGTTTGCTTCATATACAGCATGTAGTTTATATACATCTGATACGCCCAAAGATATGTCATCGTCTTCAATTCTAGTTCCATATATTGGACTATATGATAATCCAAAAGGTATTTGATCACTTTGATTAGTAGTTTTGTTTACTTTCCAAACTGCCATTTTAGTAGCATTCTTGACTTTTTGTACAACAGTATTTTTTGATATTGTTGCAATTAATCGGACTGCAGTTATACCAGTTAAATTAGATACTGTAATAGTTGTTCTTGCTACACCAGTAGTATTGAAGGTAGTATATGCTTTTGCAGCAGCATTAGATGTTTGTAGAGGTATAATATCCCCAATGGCATTAGTTGCACCTGCACCGATAGCGACAACAGATAACGTGTAATTTTCAAATTCAACTGCACTAAACTGTTGAGATTCTACAAGAGATATTGTAAAACTATTGGATGTAAGTTGTGAATCAAATACTTTTCTTATTGTGAAACTTTCATCTGAAACATTTTTAATTGTTGGTTTAGGTAATTCAATAAATAAATCCCCAAATTGTTGATCTCTAATTGCAGGTCTGGTTCTGAAGAGAGCACCTAAATCCGTACCATTAGGAATAACAGGAACAGATCCAGTGTCATCATTGAGAGTTCCTTCTACAGTTTGATCGCTATAATTAAATACGGTTGCTAGATTTAAATCTGATGGAAGTGCATCAACCTGGAAGAAAGTTGTATTAGTAAAATACAATTTATCTCCTGGTCTTATATCTTCAACAATATTACCATTAAAAATACTTATTCTAAGATTCGTAGAATCCCAAGTAAACTTTGTTCCCCTAATTGCCACTTCATCATCATATATTAAATTAGCATTAAATGATACAACATTGGTAGAACCTCTACCAACCATTTGCCTTACATCCGAAAATTCGTATGTAAATACGCGCTGGATTGTTCCAACATCTCTTCCATCTACAGTAATAATTTCATTTGCTCTAAATGTTCCTTTGATATCTAAGAGAGATAAAGTTTGTGAAGTAACCGATGTTCCTCCTCCATCAATTCTTATGAACCCCCTTGCGCCAGACTGTTTACCTACAATTAGTGATCCCGCAGTAATAGTAGCACTGGCAGTCAAACGCAACTTAGTAATCATAGAAACATCAAAAAGGAAAACCTTATAGATATCATCTACTTGACCACCACTAGTTCCTTCTATAGTATTGACTCCTGGATTTTCGAACTCATATGATGCTATACGAGCAAAACCTATAGTGTCTCCATTTGTGGCACCTGGAGTAGCGTTAAAACTATCAGTTAGTGTAACAATTTGATATGAAGAAGAAACATTGGATCCTGTTACTTCTGGAAGTCCAAATTTAGGCATAACTCTAACATAGTTGCCTAGTTCGAATGGAATGATTATATTTGACTGTTTTTCAGTTGTTCTTGGTTTTGGAACATCTAAGTACCTTGGTGTTGTTGTAGTAATTGGATATCCTTTTAAATATGCTTTACCTGGTGAAACCTGAATAGCAAATAAATTTTCGTTTGCTTTTACTTTAGTATCTTGTGTAATCTCACCAGCAGCATATACACCATTATTAAATCCATCGTTTAAACATTCTCTAACGGAAATTTCAAATGGAGTGATCATGAAATCGCCATTAGTATCATATGTTCTTCTTGCTAGTTCTTTTTCAATTTCATTATACGCTGATCTTTCAACTTTAGATTGAACTTTTCCATCTTTGATTCTCATCAATTCTATAAAGTTTTTATCTGCATCATCATTAATATCTTTTTTGATCAGAGTTGCTTTAATTTTAAATCTATGGGCACCAGGAGCAGCATAGTTTGAAGATCCAGTGGCATTATCATTTAATCCTTGATCATCTTCTGGGGTAATAATAGATTCTGAAATTTCTAATCCAACTCTATATGTTGGATTTCGTGAATACTGTTCAAGAATTATATATTGGGAAGGAACATCTACAAAATAACCTCTAATAAAATAAACACCTTGATTGACATATCCAACCGACGCTACTCCTACTGCATCGGTTGGAATCAATTGGGCAAAAGGTGTACCTATTTCTAAAAGTGTAGTTCCATAGGTAATATCCTTATCAGATAAAAGTTGCTCATTGTTTAGAAATGTAAGAATATCTTTATTAGTACCACCAGATTCTGTGTACTTTAAATATACACTAATAAACCCTCTGTCGGATTCTGATGCTGGGATTGTATATAATACCTTTGCTTTTACTCCAGTTGTAGAACCAGTAATAGTTGCACCTGTTAATTGACTTCTATAAAGTTCTACATCAGATCCAAGAAAGCTAGACTGGATTAAAATTACGTCAACATTATTGTCAAATCCAACTTGTCCTGGAATGACCATTGCCCCATCTTTGAAAAAATGAGTTCCCATGCTTTCGATCTGATTCTGCATGATCGTCTGCATTGTTGTGAGTTCTCTTGCTTGGATTGGAAATCCTGGACGATAAAGAACTTTATAGAAATTCTTAAATTTATCAAAATCGTCGTAGTAAGGAGAAACGTTGAGGTTAGTATTCTGGGGCATTTTTTTACTCTTATCCTAAATTATTAGAACTCAATAACAATTTTAATATCTTCGATTTGATCGTTTGCACGAGAAATCGCTCTTCTATTATCTATATAGATGACTTGTCCACTGTCCTTTTGGACTTCAGAGAATGCATATCCAGCAGTAAATTTCATGCCTAGATCATACTCTGTGTTATTAATAACCCTTGTAGACGTTCCTGGAACTGCTGGGAAATTAACATCTGGTTCTGCAGTAGCACCAGAAGATAATCCCGTAATAATATTACTTCCACTGAATTGATTCAAAGAACCTGTAATTTCTGGGAAAATACCATCAATTTTATTTTGATAGTACTTCAAAACTTTTGTAGTAGTGTTCCAAGAAATTACTCTACCCCTTGATGTAATTGATTGACCACCAACACTTTTGACTTGTGTAATAATTTCATCTGGCACATAACTTCCTTGGAATGTTGGTGCAAAAATAATTGCTTTAGTTGAACTTAAGGTTAAATCAGATGTTAATTCTGTAGTATTAAATTTCTTAGGATTCAAAATTAATCCAATTCTTCTATAATCATTATCAATTGGAAAGTCGCCAGAACCTTCAGAGTATGATAATTTAGCATTAACCATTACTCTGAATCCACCAAGTTCATAGGGACTGTCATAACCATGTCCGTTTTGTGGAGGAATAATTACATCAATAACTCCACCACTGCCTGTTCCGATTCCATTGATTGAATCAACCACAATCTTTCCAAAGGTATAACCAGTGCCTCCAGAAGTTACCGTGGCATTTACAATTTTACCGCCATCAACAACAATTGAGACTCTTCCACCACTTCCATCACCATTGATTGGAACAGTTTCAAACGTACCATTATTATATCCAAAACCAGAAGATGTAATTACAACGGTATCAATTTCTCCAGGAACTGCATTTGTTCTAACTGCAGAGTCTGGTAATACTGGAATATATTCAGAAGAAAAGAATTTTAAAACTTGTGCAACTGGAATAGTGTACATGTATTTCCATCTATATCCATCTGCTGTTGAAACAATAGATGTTGAAGTTCCTGTTGGTTCAACAGTAGATGGTTTTCCGTTTGGATCTGATGGAGATGTTCCATTGTATATGCACTTGTATACTTGATATGAGGAATTAACAACATAAAAGTCTGCATCATATAATCTAGTAGAACCAGATGCTGCTGTTTTTGTGGGAGAATAATCATGTCTGTACATGTCATAAACAAATCCCAATCCACCAGTAGTTTTTTCTGGAGGTGTCCAATCAATTCTACGAACAACTTGAACAGTGTCATTTGCAAGAACTCTTTTCATAGAGATCATGTCATCATATACATCACTATACTCAGAAAAACTATCAATTGGTTCTGGAGGATTATTTTCAGATTCCCATTCTTGTGGTCTACCAATAAACACATAAAGTCTATCTCTGGTGCTGCCAGCAGCAAGATCTGTTGCCTCAGGATTTGGTCCTTCTAAAGACTTAATAAATTTCTGTGCGGCATATATTCTAAATTGATCAGTAAGAAGTGCTGACATTGTTAATTCCTAAAAGTTCTGTTTCTTCTAATATATTTATCCGTTAATTTACATCGTTTCTAAACTGAGTATCATAACTAATGTTCAAAATTCTCCATGAAGCACCATTCTGACCAATAAGTTTTTCTCCACCCAAGATTGCTTGAGCAACGACTCCTGTTCCTCCACCGCCAGTAAATGATACTGTAGGAGGAGTTTCATATCCATATCCACCATTAGAAATGACGACGTTATCAACCTGGTCTGCCAGTAATACGGATGTTGCAACTGCAGAAATAACTCCATTTGTTTGGAATACTACATTGGGTGCAGTTGCAAAATTGTTTCCTCTAGATAAAATTCTAACATCTACAACAGTTCCAGTATCTGAAAACTTATGTAAAGATCCAATTGTAGGATTACCAGTGTCAAATGCTACAACGTCTTTTAATACAAGTATTAAATTAGTAGGATCCCAAGATACTACTGTAGCTTGAACTTGAGAACTATTTCCAGTGACTGTTTCTCCTGGTATAAACGTAATGCCATTGTTATTACTTGGATTCCTATTATCAAGTTTAACAGTTAGTTGTACTTTATGATCCAAACCTTCGTTAAGATTACTTGCATCCGAAACCGTAGAAGTTTTAAATGGAACACTAGAATCTTTTATGGTATCACCAACTTCAAATAGTGTGGTATTTTGCCCACCTTCAGTTTCTTCAATACCATAAAGTGTAGATGCTATACCCCCATCTAAATTTATCTGATCTTCATAATCAGTTCCTGTATTTATCAAATCGGGCAGACCATTACCATCACCGTCTAATTCATCATCGTCCTCAAATGCTTTATCAAGTTCAAATGATACAGGTACAGTTAATTTATAGATTATAGAATCTTCTTTATCAATTACGACATGTGGAAGATCAAATGTTCCTGTTGAATCAGCAATTCCAGCATCAAAGACTACATTAGATTTTTCTCCTGGTAAACCAGCATCAATAAATGCAAGTTCATCAACTTGGAATACTATAAAAAGTTCTTTGGTTGTTGGATCCCAATCATAAACTATGGCAATTTTATTTGACGCATTTTCAACGACTCTGACAATTGTATCACCAATATTAAATACATATCCACTGATGCCACTAACAGGATCATCTTGAGTGTTATCTAATATAACTCTTTGGTCATATCTTAAATTGATTCCTCTTGTTAAACCAGTAAATCTATTACTGTCTTTTCCTGTATATCTAAGTAATTCTTTTCCTAGTAGCAAAACTCCAGACCCTGGAAATCCGTCAGTAGAAGAAACAAAAATTTGAGTATCTGCTCTACCAACGTTTCTAGATATACCAGAAAAATTAAATTTCTCTGAATTAAATGCCTGTCTATTTCTAGAAATTCTTTTTAATTTTACATTCCTAGCAAAAACAACCTTTGGTGATGAAGTATAACCTTTACCAGGATTTTCTAAAATTATTTGATCAATACTGCCTTGACTTATAGTTGCTCTTGCCCTTGCTCCTAAACCTCCACCACCGACTAGTAAAATATATGGTGCTTGTAGATAGAACTGCCCTGGATCACTAATAGTAAAGTTTGGAGAAACAATTCCAGCAGGATCAATATCCGCAACACCTCTAGCACCTCGTCCGCCACCGCCAGTGATACTTAAAAACGGAGGTTCTTCATAACCACTACCTTTATTTAAAATCGATAATCCAGTTACTGTTTTTGGTACAGATTTAACTACTGCTCCAGATCCTTCGCCTCCAACAACTTCAGTATCTACCTCATAAAATTGCTTATCACCACCCCTAAGAACTTTGATGTAATCGACAGTGCCATCTGACTTTAGGACAACTTGTGCCTCTGCTTCATCTGGAACTTCAGAGTCTGGATTTGGCAATATTGGAGTAAAGTTAACTCTTAGCGGATCGTATCCTTCTCCAGGATCTACTACTCTTACCGAAACTATTTTACCATCATCTATTATTGGTCTTAGAATAGCATCTCTAATTGGTTGACCACAATGCTTTACAACCAAAATAGGTGGAAGTGTTGAGCTATACCCAGACCCTCCGTTTTTAACAATTACAGAATCTACTCCAAGAGTCTGTTTATTAAAAACGGGTAATATTACTGCTCCAGATCCAGGTACTGTTGCCATATTGATGATTACCTATAAAAGTATTTATTTAGTTCGTTGAGTAATAAAACGAGGAAATGTCTGTCCGCTGGTTGCTCGCAATCCAAAATTGGGTTTTGGTGTAACATGTCCTACTAAAGGTCTCTCATAGTTATATAAAGCATGTTTAGTTGTTGTCCCTGTGGTTGCATCTCCAAGAGAGGTGTAATCACCAGCATTCCCACCACTAGAGATAACCTGCCCAGTCCTAGATTTTGTTTGTAAGTATGAAAGAGCTTGCGACTGAGACATATTTGGAAACTGCTCAGCAAGGCAAGCAAGTAAACCACTAATTTGTGGACCAGACATACTAGTTCCAGATATAGATCCAATTCTGTAATTAGGATCTCTTGGATCAAATGCAAGAGTAATACCAAATTCTGATGCTGCACTAGCATCAAATACTCCAGAAATGATATTTGATCCAGGTGCCCAAGCATCTATTCTATTTCCATAATTACTAAATGTTGATTTATATTCAATTGCTCTAGCACCAACACTTCCAACACAAATTGCACCTTCAGCTGCAGAAGGACTAGATCCTCTAGAATGGAAGATCTGTTGTCCAGCAGTTACAGTATTATTATAATCTGCTGTTCCAGGTCTGGCACAATTCCAATATGAATTACCAGCAGATCCAACAATTATTACACCATCTTCTATTGCGTCCGCAACATCTAAATCTAGTGCAGTCACTCGTGCTGGTGTTTTAAACAAATAAGTGTCAAAAGGAACAGGAACACCACTTTCTTCAAGTGCTGATTTTTTTGTAACTGTAGATAAGTTAGCTAAACTAGAAATTACTCCTCGATATTGTACTTGGAAAATATCTCCTAACGAAATATTACCATAACTATATCCCCAACTATTATTACAAATTGTTGGATTTCTTCTTCCTGTAGATGGGTTGATGGGTTTAGTGAGATGAAATGCTCTAATATAGTCAAATAAATATAAATCCCATGATCCTGGTGTAAATGTTCCACCAGCTGCAGTATAATTAAATTCTATGTAATAGATATTAGAATCTCTTGCCCATCCTTGAGTATTACCTGCAGCTGTTCCAGCTACGTGAGTTCCATGATTACTACGTACAGATACTGAGTAGTTATATGCTCCAGTAGTCGGTATATCTAGATATTCACTTAGAGAAAACCAATCAAATTGTATAACTCTACTACCACCAGTTCCATCTGCATTGACTGCAAATTCTGGATGAAGACGATTTATATGAGCATCAACAATTACTATATCAACGTCTTTACCTGAACTAGTAGTTTGTATGGTTGCATTTCTTTGAGTAAACGCTCCGTCTGTTCCCCAACTTGAATATGGACCACCCTCGATTAATCTTAGTAGTCCCCAATTCTTATCAGCTTGATCGATTGCACTGCTCTTCTCGAACGCAGCTGGTCCTTGAGTCCAGAATGGTGTTGTTTCTATACCACGATCTTTTGGTAATCTCTCAACGGTTAACACTCTAGGATCTTTTCTTAATTGGGTAGCTTCTGATTCTGTAAGAGTATAATGAGTATTTCTACTAATTGCTCTTCTTACACTACAATCTACTATCCTATCAGGAATGTAAAGTGTTCCCCCAGAGGTTTCCATATCATCATAAAATTCTTCTAAATCTTCAAAATTCTTTAACGATACAATATATTCCTGCTCTTCCATATTATGCCTCTAGTTG